ACAGCGAAAAGATCTAGGTGAACTTAAATTTTCTCAGGAAGTGTTGTGTTTTCCTAAAGGAACAGACATAATTACTATAGATGGAGTAAAGGATATATCAGAAATACTTCCTGGAGATTTTGTTTTAACACATGAGGGGAGATATAGAAAAGTAAGAAAAATAAATTGTAGAGAATATACAGGAGAATTAATAAAAATAAGAAGTTTTGGGAACAATATAGATATTAAATGTACTCCAGAACATCCAATAAGAGTTTGTAATGATGGAGTTAATCATCAATGGATTAAAGCTAATGATATTAAAAAATCAGATAGAATTACACTGCCAAGAATATTATCTGGAAAAAGAAAAATAATATCAGAAGATTTAGCAATTATGATAGCGTGGTATATAGCTGAAGGATGGTTTAGTAATAATACAGTATTTTTTTCATTAAATATAAAAGATGATACAAACCAATTAACTAATGCAATTAAAATTTTTACAGGAAAAGAACCAATATGTGAATTAGATAAGATACATTCATGTTATGGAATTAGAATAAGTGACTCACAATTAGGAGAGTTTTTAGTAAAACATTGTGGATCTTTAGCAGAGAATAAAAAAATTCCATTAGAATTAATAGATGGGTATGAAGAGCTTGTATATAAAATATTAATTTCTGGGGATGGATGTAGAGTTAATGAAAATAAAGATGGATATGTTACAATCTCAAAAACATTAGTATATCAAGTACAATTATTATCACATATTATTGGCTATCCATGTTCTATTAGTAAAGTTAATAATGGTGGAAAAACCATAATGATGGGTAGAGAAGTAAATTATAGTGCAAAATATGGGTGTAGAATATATAGAAAACAATCAGATAAAGGATTAAGACTAAGAAAACATAAATATAGTTATTCAGTAAGTATTAATGATATAACTATAGAGCAATACAATGGTAATGTTTATAATTTGCAAGTTGAAGGAGCATCCAGTTATACAGCAAATGGTAGAGTGGTACATAATTGCGACTTCCTCGGATCTGTTAACACATTTATATCGAGAGAAATAATTAATAAATATGTAGATCTCGAAAATAAAGGTTTAACTCCTTTAAAAGATCCAATAGAGAAAAGATTTCAAGATATGTTATGGATATGGAGTAAGCCAGTACCTGGTAATTATTATATCATGGGTGTAGATGTTGCTAAGCAGGGGCAAGGCAAATCAAATTCTGCATTTCAAATAATTGATATAGTTTCTGGTGCTCAGGTTGCAGAATTTTGTGGTAAGCTAGACACTATAACATATGGTAGAATAATAAATGATATAGCAAAAGAATATAATAATAGTTATGTAGTACTAGAAACAAATAATATGGGTCTTGCAGTATTGAATGAACTATATCATAATTTACAATATAACAATCTTTATTTTAGAAGAGCTGGCGATCCAGGCTGGGAAACTACTTCTAAAACTAGGCCATTCATAATACAGGCAATAGAGCAATTGTTTAATAAGGATGTAATAAAGGTATTAAGTAAAAGAACTATTAACGAATTGCAGACGTTTGTAGCTGATTTGGACACTGGAAAGGTTCAGAAGCAGAGGGGATCCACAGATGACCTGCTCATATCTCTTGGCTTGGCTTATATAGGCTTACAATCTAGTATAACAAGCAATCCGGCCTTAGCTGCCTTATATGGCAAGCAGGAGGAAGATAAGTTATTAATAAACGCATTCATTCAGCTAAAAGAAGATGTTGATTGTATTAAAGCAGGAAGCAAAGGTGTAGTTATATCTGTAGAAGGAAAGTCAGCTATGGTAAGTTTTTCTAGTATTGGAACATACAAGATAGATAAAGATAAATTAGAGGTATTAAAGAATTTTAATGATTATGATATTGTTAAATGGTCATTGCGTGAAGATCCATGGTTATTACAAGTAAAGAAAGAAGATGGTACACAAATAAAAGAAGACCTCAGATGGTTAATCGGTTAAATATGAAATAAACTAAATAATCTTATATGGACATACTCCGTAAGATTGATGCTATTTTCGAACAAGAATTCACAGTTTCCCATGAGCCTGTAAAAAGTGCATTATTACAAACAGTTGGCCAAGTTATTAGGGATGTCTGGGATATAAAATATGGCTCTAAATATAAAAATTTAAATACTGACGAAGCTACTAATATTTTAATTAAACCAGAAAATTGGAAAAAACTTTCAAAAAATGCAAATGATATTAAAGGATATCCAGATAAAATACATAAAAATTCTTTTCTTACAGATGATTATATAAAACAAGGTGTAGATCATAGTGGGTTTGTTTATGTTATGGATGGAATTAAAGATTTAGCTAATAAGCCAGATGCTCCTACAGTAGCAAAGATGATAAAAGCTATAATAATTAATATAAATGAGATTAATAAAGTAAATTTGACACCAACAGAAAAGTGTAAGAAATTATTTGAAAATTTGGAACATTGGAAATACCCTATTGCATCTCCTATACTTATATTAGATATGTATGATCACCCGAATTATTTTACCGAAAAACGTAACGAAGAACAAAAAGAGTCTCCAGAAGGATCAAAAACTGGCCAAGCTTATAGCGCAGGAGTGAAAGGATAATGTACGGATATATTTACAAGACTACCAATATGATTAATAACAAGTTCTATATAGGACAACATAAAGGTGAATTTGATATAAATTACCTTGGTAGTGGTAAATATTTAAATAATGCTATTAATAAGAATGGCAGAAATAATTTTGAGTCAGAAATAATATATTATGTTGATGATAGAGAACAAGCTAATATAATGGAATATTATCATATAAGACAATGTAAAAATAAATATGGCAAAGATATGATGTATAATATACAGCCTGGTGGGGAAGGATGTGGGTGTGGAGAAGATAATCCAGCCAAAATACAAGAAGTTAGAGATAAAATAAGTGCAGGAAATTCAGGAAAAGTGCGTACTCCTGAAATGAGAAAAAGAGTTAGTATTGGGATGATTGGTTATAAACAATCGCCAGAACATATAGAAAATGCTCGCAAAGCTATTACTGGAAGAAATCTTTCTCCTGAGCATTGCGAAAAAATAAGAGTTAATATGCTAGGTAGTAAACGTGGAAAATATGAAATGAAAAATCCTATAGAAAGATCAGAAAATCTTAAATTAGCTTGGATTAAAAGAAGAGCAGATGGTAAGCAAATGGGCGGGCGTCCAAGAAAGGAAATAATAAATGCCAAATAATGACGATTTTATTTTTAAATCGAATGAAGAAGCAATCTCGAAAATACAAAAACCCGAGGAAAAGAAATTTTTTCAGCCACAGACGATATTTAAGAAAATAAAAAGTTATTTTTCCCGCCAGGAGATCCAGACTGCCGACTCTCTCGATTCTAATCTTAAAGTAGCTACAAAAGATTCTCTATGGTATTATTCACAGCTCGGCTGGGCATGGGCCTGGTACGAGAAGAATATAGCTAAACTTTCTATAGACCGCCGCCGCCGCTATGAAGAATACAATCTTATGGATCAAGACGCTATGATCTCTGGTGCTCTTGATGTTTATGCAGACGAATGTTGTTCAATTAATGTTGAAACAGGTGCAACTCTAAGTGTATTTTCAGAGAATCAAAAAGTATTAGATGAAGTAGAATCTTTATTCTTTGAAGGCCTACAATTAGACGAACAAGTTTGGGGATTAATAAGAGATCTTTGTAAATTCGGCGATTCACCATTTGAAATAGTTCTTAATCAAGACGAAGATGGTATAGCTAAACTTATACCAATTCCTCTTGATGGTTTTTATAGAATAGAGGAAGATAGGACTCTAAAAGGTTTTGAGTACCGACTGATGGAATCTTTGACAGATGCTACTGCTGGTTTAGACGCTCAAGGTGTTCCACAAACTCTTCAGAAAATTGAATATGAACCTTATCAAGTAGCTCATTTTACTCTTAAGACGAACGATCCTCGATTGTCTCCTTATGGATTCTCTATATTAGAGGGTGCAAGAAAAACTTGGAAACAATTAAAGATAATGGAAGAGTCTCTTATTATTAATAGGCTAGTAAGAGCTCCTGAGAGAAGAGTGTTTTATATTGATGTAGGTAACATGGGTCCTGCAGAAGTAAAGACATTCATCAATCAGATTAAAACAGATTATGCTAAGAAATCATTTTTCAATCCAGTGACTGGTGAAATAGACCAACAATCTAGTCCACTTGCGCAACAAGAAGATTTCTATGTACCAATAAGAGAATCCACAACTGGTCAAAGAGGTACAAGAATAGAGACTCTGCCCGGTGCGAGTAACATGGATCAGATAGCAGATATCAATATGTTCAGGGATAAAATCCTTGCAGCATTAAAGATACCACCTGCATATCTTGGCAGATTAACTGGAGCACCTGATGGCAGCACAAATGTAGAAATGACTAAAGCAGGTCTTTCTGTATTAGATAAGAGATTTGGCAGAACCATAATAAGAATACAGAAAGCAGTTGTAGCACAATTATATAAGCTTGCATATTTACAATTATATCTTAAAGGATTTAATGCGGAAGAGATTAAGTCATTAGAAATTAAGATGACTGTTCCTTCTAATATGGATGAATTAGTAAGATTAGAATTAATGAATCAGAGAATGGCGGCAGCATCCACAGCCAAAGGTATAATGGGTATGGATGATAAATCACTTTTATCAGATGAATATATTTATAAAGCTATATTGATGCTCACTGATGAAGAGATAATAGCAATGAAGAAGCAGCGAATGAATGAAATGCCAGTTGTAACTCCTGAAACAGAAAGTGGCCCTAAACCAATGGGTGGTGGAGCTGCTCCTTCTGGCGGAATAGAAGGAGAATTTGCTTCTTTTGCTAAAGGAAAAGAGGGTGAAGTACCTCCTGAAGAAGTTAAACCCGGTGAAGAAACTGTTGAGAAGCCGGAAGAAGTAGGAGCAATGGCTGGAGAACCAGAAATAGAAGAGCCAGAAGAACCGGAAGAGCTTACTGAATCCAAACAAATTACTAAATATAACAAGAGAGCAAATTCTAATAGTAAAAGAGCAAATCATTACGATTTTTTAATGATGGAAGGCCAGTTCAACGGGCTAATATCAAAAAATGGTAAAGGAAAAGATTTAATAATCTAATTGGAGGATTTATATAAAGTGAAAAATTTAAAGTTTACTGATCTATTACAGGTCGAGAAAAATTTTGTGAAGCCAGTACTCGAGAACATTTATAAATCGCTTAAAATGATATTTGAAGATAAAGAAGTACGACTAGCTGGGTCTGATTTTGATAAGAATATTATATTCTATGTTAATCAAGATCTTAAGACAGCCAAATTTGATTTGTCTGAAGGAAAGACAAAGATCTATAATATAGAAGACATTAAGGTTGATGCTGAAAGTTTTAGACAGCAATTCGATAATTTAATGTGTGAGGCAATTGATGATCTTGCTGCTGAAAAAATAAATGAAGCCGAGTCTAAGTTCAGCAAGGCAGTAGAGATTATCAGATCAGAACTTTCTGGTGGCAAAATTGGCATATTCGCGAAAAGGCCTCCACTTTTACGTGAGTCTAAAGTTGCTATCAAGAAAATAGTAAAACACGACAATAGAGCTGATATGAAAGTTCTTGCTGAAAAAGTTAAAGAGCTTAATGAAAACTATTATGGTAAAGATATAATTGCAGAAGAATATTATGAAATCAGTGAAGGCAAAGCAACAAAGATAGAGAACAAGCAGAAAGAGCCTTCAATTCTATGCAAAGTAATTGCCGCTAAGAAAGAATCAGTTAGCCTTGATTTAACTCCAATGCTAGAAAATGCAGAGAAGTTTATTGCAGAGCATGAAGAAGTATTCTTTATTACTTCTGAAAAAGTTAAGACTAAATTGAATGAAGCAGCTAAGAAAGATGTTTCAGCAACTAAAGAGAAGATAGGCGAAATAGTTTCTACATTTAAGAAAATGAGAAATGAGTCTAAAGATTTCAGGAAGATTGTCACTGCTATTATGAATGAGCAGGTAGGAACAGAACAAGAAGATGGTCAAGGTGGTGAGCAAGTTCCTGTTACTGATGCTGGCTTAGAGCAAGATCTTGATGATAAGGTTGTATCAGATCTTGATAGAAGAGCAGAAGAAGATAAACTTGGTTTTATGACTCAGTTTGTTGATATTCTAGAAAAGCTTTTCCAGAAGATTAAAGAAGTAGGCTCAGATGATGAAGATGTAATGCGCAGGGCAGACTTTGCATTAGATACTATTGCTAAAGCCAAAGAAGAAGGTAAATGGGATAAAGACGAACTTTCAGAAATAGCTAGAGAGGCGATTGAAGTTGCTGCTAAACTGGAAGGCATTGAACCTGAAGAAACAGCAGTTAGTAAAGCTGGTGAAGAAGCTGGTGAAGAAGAAGTAAAAGACAAAGAAACTATTGATCAACCTCAACCAGATGCAACTAGCGTAGAAGTCGGTGATGAAACTTCCCAGGGCGAGATTGAAGGTGGAGCAAGTGAAAATCCTCCAAAGAGTGAAGAGGAAGAAGAAGAGGAAAATCTAGCATCTAAAGAAGAGGAAATAGAAGATGAATTAAAAGAAGATGATATGAATATTTCTTCTGAAGGCGAAGTAACTTATAGTGATGAACAAGACCAACAGGCTGATGATGAAGAGCAGCTTGATGAGATAAAGTGTTTTGCTTGTGATGAGAAGTTCGCTGTAAAGAAAGGTAGAGGACATTACAAATGTCCTTATTGTTCTGAAGAAGTTAATAGTGATATGGAAGAAAAAGTATCTGATGAATTAATTGCTCCAGGTGAAAAAGAATTAGATGAAACTGGTGTACCTATAAACAATATTCATCCTCAAGAACTTGATGAGGCAAAGAAGGATAAACCATTTACAAAGAAAGTAAAACCACAACCACCTGTTAATAAAGGTGTAGAAGAATCAGTAGAATCAGATGACGAATCAGATGAAGAAGAAATAGAAGATAAAGCAACTGCAGAAATTGAAAAGCAAGATGCTCCAGCGGAAGTTTCGGCTGAAGTAGATGTTGCAGATGTTCCTGCAGAGACTCCAGTAGAAATTTCAACAGAAGCTCCAGCTGAAGTTCCAGGCGAAGAGAAAATTGAACTTAGCGATACTGGTGTAGAAAAAGAAATTCCAATTGAATCTATTAAAGCTATCATAGTTAAAACTGAAGAGCCAGAGCTAGAAGATGATTCGCAAGAAGCATATATGGCAAAATGGAAAGAACTACAGACTGAAACTGGTGTACCTATTAATAATATTCATCAGGATCCATTAGCTGAAAACGAAATGAAGACAACTCCTCAGCCTGGCAAAATAGAAAATGCTGGTGGCACAGAGATTAAATCTTCTGGGCCAGCTATGTCAAAGAACCCAGCTAAAGGAAAAGCAGAACCTGCAGATGGAACCAAACTTCCTGACTCAGGCAATAAGATGTCAAAGAAGCCAGCTAGAGGCAAGATTAAGAGATTAGCTGGCAATATGATATCTAATAAGGGTGGCAAAGACAGCACATGGCCTAAAGTTGGTAAAGCAGAACCTGCTGGTGGAGAAGAGATTTCTGATAGCGGCGGGACACCCATGAAAACGGATGCAACAAAAGGAAGTATCAAGAATGCTGGTACTAATACTAAAATTTCTGATTCAGGTACAGCAATGAAAACAGATGCAACTGTCGGCAAAGTAGAGACACTTAAAGAGAGTGGTCCTTCTTCTGCTGGTGGAGATCCTATAAATAAAGTATCAGAAGAATTTGCATCTGTATCAGAAGTTCCGATTCAGGAAAAAGAAATATCTTCAGCCCCTGCTAAGAACGCTGATGTATTAGCTACTTACAGAAGTGCTAGTAATCCTGATAAGAGATATTACATTGTTAAAGGAAAAGATGGTGTAGTATATTGTACTTGCCCCGCTTGGAAGTTTAGTGGTAAAGGTGGTGAGCAGAGAAATTGCAAACATCTTGCAGATTTCAAGAATAGCGGATCTGGTGTAGTTAAGGAAATGATTGAAGGTGTTGAAGAAGCATTCATCAGAGAAGACTATCAAGGTGAAGAAATACAAGATGAAGCTTCTCCAGCAATTCAGCAGTCTGCAATTCCAGATAAAACAAAAGAAGACGAAGCAGCACAATAATGTGTAAGTATATATTAAAGAAAGATGGAAAGCGGTACTGTGAATTACATAAAAAAATAGTTAATGGCGA